TTCGACCTTGACGAGATCCGCAAGGCGCAGGACGCGCTGTCGAACACCATCGGCAACAGCGAAAAGATCCTTGAGGCGAAGCGCTCGGCCAACTTGATCAGCGAATCCGAGTACTACGCCAAGAAGCGCGAGTTCATCCTAGAGAACGACCGCGTCCAAGAGGCGGCAGCACAAAAGGAAATCGAACGCCTGCAGGCCGAAGTCTTGACCGGCAAGGACAAGATCAACAACGACCGGAAGATTGCCGACGCGCAGGCGAAGCTGAACAAGCTCCGCGAGAACGCGACCGCGAACCTCGAAATCGTGTCGATCAAGGAAAAGGACGCGCTCGGCGACATCGCGCGCGCCTATGCGGACGCCGAAGCTGCGGCCAAGTCCTACCTAGATGTCGTCAGCCGCGCCGCTCAAGCCGAGATCGCAGGCGTCGGCAAGGGCCAGAAGGCGCGCGATCGGCAAAACTCGATCAGCCAGATCGAGGAGAAGTTCGCCGCCCAAGAGCAGGCGCTCCAGCGCGACAACCGAAACGGCAAGTTTGCCGGCCGCGAAGAAGACTACCAGCGAGAGCTCGCCCTTCTGCGGAGCTCGCAGGCGGCAGAGATCGCCATCTACCAGGCGAAGTACAAGAAGCTCGACGAGCTCCAGGCCGACTGGACGAACGGCGCGACCGAAGCCCTGCAGAACTACTACGACGAGTCGCAGAACATCGCCAAGCAGACCGAGCAGGTGTTCTCGGATGCCTTCAAGGGAATTGAGGACGCGCTGGTTGAGTTCGTGACGACCGGCAAGCTGGACTTCAAGTCGCTGGTTGACTCGATCATTGCCGACCTTGCCCGGATGGCGATCAAGCAGTCGATCACCGGCCCGCTGGCGAACATGCTCAGCGGCGCGCTCGGCGGCGGCGGCGATTCTGGCGGTGGCGGCGGCATCGGCGGCTTGATCGGCAGCTTGTTTGGCGGCCTTAGCGGCGGCCGCGCGATCGGCGGCCCGGTGTCGGCTGGCGGCATCTACCCGGTCAACGAGAAGCGGCCGGAGCTGCTGAACGTCGCCGGCAAGCAGTATTTGATGATGGGCAGCCAGGGCGGCACCGTTGACGCCAACGCGGGCGGCGGGGGCGCGGCGACGGTCAACGTCTCCATCAATCAATCGTTCGCCTCTGGCACCAACCGTCAGACCACAGACCAAGCCGCACAGCAGGCATCCCGCGCGATACAGCGCGCGCAGAGGAACGCATGACCATCGTTGTCTATGAGGACGTGATCGTCCCGAACAATGTGATCCTCGCCGGGGTTGTCGGCCGGCAGAAGCGCGAGAACGTCCGCACCAGGAATCAGGGCGGCTATGCGACCGTCAACGCCGTGCGAGACGTCACCCTGCGCGAATACCAACTCGGCATCGCGCCGATGAAGGTCGACGCCTGGCAGGCCATCGAAGGCCTGTACGAGATCACGGACGCCGGAGCCTTCGGGATGCTTCTCGAAGACCCCAAGGACTCCAGTGTCACCACGGCACAAGGCGCGCTGCAGGGCTACATGGCTGGCGTCGAATCGGGCATTCTCGGCTTTGGCAACGGCACCCCGAACTACGGCATCCGCAAGATCTACACGGCGTCCGGCTCTAGCCGGAAGGCTGCGCGCGCAGTGACCCGGCTCAAGGGCACGGCCTCGCTGTTGCGCGGCGGTTCGCCTGTCACCATCGGCGTCAGCGCCGGGAATGCCGCGATCAGCGCCGGCCCGAGCTATGTCACTTTTGTGGCCGACACGACCCGCTCGCTGACCGGGATGGCGCTCGGCGCCACGACGACCGTCACCCTATCGACCGCTATCCCCGGCCTGATCGTTGGCGGCAAGCTCTGGCTACAGGGCATGGCCGGCGCGGACGCCGCGCTGCTGAACAACCTCTCGCACACGATCACCAACATCGCGTCGAACGTCTACACCCTATCGGTCAACACCGCAGGAAAGGCGATCACCAGCGGCGCAGCGGCGGCCCACAAGTACCCGCAGCCCGACGAGGCCCTTACGTGGTCGGGCAGCTACTACATCCCGGTGCAGTTCCGCGACGACGATCTCGAATGGGAGCTCGTAACTGGCGGCGCACGCGACGCGCGCATGGTCACTGGCCCATCGTTCTATCTAGACGAAGTGCGCGAGGCGTAATGAAAGCAACCTCGATCGCACTTGCCGCAGCGCAGGCGGCAGGATCAACCACGCTCGCCTATTGCTGGAAGGCGACGCGCCGGGATGGCTACGTGCTGGCCGTCACGACCTCCGCGCGCGACCTACTGTTTGAGGGCGTGATCTACCGATCGAAGGACGGCTTCAACCCGAAGGCGATCAGCCAGGAGGCCAGCGCCGCGGTCGTGAACACCGAGGTCGAAGGCGCGCTGTCGGACGAAATTACCGAACTCGACTTCGAGTCTGGCAAGTGGGACGGCTGCACGGTCGAGATGATCGAGGTGAACTATCGCTCGCTCTCGGACGGGGCGATGCGGCTCGCTACCTTCACGATGGGCGACATAAAGGTGACGCGCTCGGCCTTCAATGCCGAAATGCGGGGCCTCACGCAGAAGCTCCAGAAGACGGTCGGGCGCGTGGTGACGAAAGGCTGTCCCTGGGTCTTCGGCTCGATCAGCCCGGACAACTACACGCCGGCCTGCAACAAGGCGCTTGGTCCGCTGACGGTCACGGGAACGCTGACCAGCGCCCCGGATCGCCGCACGCTGATCGACACGTCTCGCTCTGAGGTCAACGACTACTTCGGCGCTGGCGTGATGACCATCGCGGGCGAATCGCTCGAAATCTCGTCCTACGACTCGACGACGAAGACCTTCGTCACCTACATGCCGTTTTTGCGCAACCCGGTAGCCGGCGACACCTATTCGGTCACGCCGGGATGCCGGAAGCGCTTCACCGAGGACTGCTCGGCCAAGTTCAACAACGTCGCGAACCATGGCGGCTTCGACAAGGTGCCCGGCCCGGATAAGGTGCTCGGCCTCGGCGGCACGGAAGGGAGCAACCTGTGACCGGCGCCGAGATCGTCGCCGCCGCGCGCTCGCTGCTGGGCGTCCGCTACGTCCACCAAGGCCGCACCCGCGCCGGCCTGGACTGCATCGGCTTGCCGGTGCTTGTCCGCGCTGAACTGGGCCTGCCGGCGCTCGACGCCGCGCCCGGCTATGCCCGCTCGTCGACCGCCTTCGAGATGCTGGACTTCTGCCGCGCGCACATGCAAGAGGTCGCGCCGGCAGACATCCAGCCCGGCGACATCCTCGTCCAGATCAACGGCACGACCCGCCACATGGCGATCGTCTGCGACTACCCGCTGTGCCCCGATGCGCTCGGGATCATCCATGCGTGGCTTCCGAACCGCCGCGTCACCGAGTGCCGCCTTGACGAGCACTTCATGGCGACTGTCCGCGGCTGCTTCCGCTTTCCAGAGGTAACGGCATGAGCGGAAAAATCATTGGAACGATCGTCGGCGCTGCGGCCGCCTACTTCACGGGCGGCATCGCGCTCGTTGGCTTTGGCGCTGCGATCGGCGGCGCGCTCGGCTCCTTGCTCGACCCGAAGGAGATCATCGAAGGCCCGCGCCTCGAAGACCTGAAGGTGCAGGTGTCGACCTACGGCATCGGCGTTCCGAGGCTCTACGGTACAGAGCGCCTGGGCGGAAACGTCATCTGGTCGACGGACAAGCTAGAGATCGCCACGGACACCGAAGCCGGGAAGGGCGGCGGCCCGATCAACCGCAGCTATAAGTACTACGTCCACATGACGTTGTTGCTGTGTGAGACGCCGCGCGACGGCTCGACGGTCAGCATCCTCAAATTCTTTCAAGATGGGAAGCTCATTTGGGATGTGAGTAGCGGGATCTCGATTGAGTCGGCCCTTGCGAGCGCGGAGAACCCCTACTCGGCATTCGTGCTGTTCCAGGGTCACAACGACCAGCTCCCCGACCCCATCGAGGAGTCGTGGACGGGCGGCCCCGGCACCTGCTCGGCCTATCGCGGCGTCGTGCGGATTCGCATGATCGCCATCGAGTGCCCGGGTGGACGTGTGCCTCAGTTCTCGTTCGTTTGCTCGACAAGCAATTTGGCCTCTGCACCGATCCTGCCGATCGCAACGGTTCCGATGTCATTTGTGCAAGGTGGCATTTGCACCACCGAGGGCGCCTATCACTGGACGTACAGCACAAGCTCTGGCATTCCGCTCATGAGCGTCTACGCTGTTGGTAGCGGCTATGCAACACCGCTATTTCAGAGCGCATATCAATCAGGACTGTTCGGCGCCTACGCGCCACGCCCGGTCAATGGAAGCAAGTACGAAGCCCTTCGTGCATATATCCTCAGCAGCGACGTATCAACGATTTGCCTGGAGATCGTCGACCTCGTTACTGGAAAAGTGACTCGGTGGGCGGATCTTCCAAAGGCATCGTTCAACGGATTGGATCGATTCGGTGGAACTGCTTACGATCCAGTTTCTGACAAGTACGCCATCACATCGAGCAACGCAAGCAGCGAAACAATCTTTGTTGGTTCTGCAGCAGGCATGCAACCCACAATTGTTGGCGCCTCTGCATATCTTTCGGCTCTCGCCTTCTACTCAGGCGTCATCTATGCGCTGTACTGCACATCGGCGGTGAATGGGTCGATGTCATTTGTTGCCTACGATGCGGTGACAGGCTCAACCATCTACACGATCGCCGCCCCGGCTGGCGTGAATTGGAGCACCAGAGCTGCAGTCGTGCAGGCAGATGCAAACGGCATCTATATTTTCATCAACCCTTATGGGGTTTTGACCGACAGCGGGTGCGTCTACAAGCTATCGGGGACTGGCACATGGTCTCAGTTGTGCTCGACGGTCAAGGTGTTCGCATCCGATGGCTCGTCGGTTTCGCCATCATGTTCCATTAGCACTACGGGTATCGTTGCAGGCCCCTATCTTGACGCGACCTATGACTTGACTTTGTTCGCGGCGCTCGATCCGATCCCCGTCAAGGTTTCCAGCATCATCACGGCCGAGTGCAAGCTTGCCGGGGATGGGGTCTACGATGTGACCGGCATCCCCGACTCGGACACAGTGATCGGCTACAAGATCGCCGGCCCGGCATCGGCACGCGCCAACGTGGAGCCGCTGCTTACCTTGACCGGAGGGTATGTCGTCGATGAAGACGCGGCAACCAAGTTCAAGAAGTTCGCCGACATCACATCCGTGGCGACGGTCACCTTCGACGAACTCGGCCAGGCCGAGGGCGATGCATCCGGCGAGGCGATGCCGCTCAACCGCACGCAGGAGATCGACCTTCAGCGCAGCGTCACGACCACCTACATCGAGCCTACCAACGACTATCAGACGGCGGCAGAGACCGAAGTCCGCCAAGTCACCGACGCGACTGAGGACGTGCAGATTCAGCTTGCGATTTGCGTCACTTCGGACCAGGCGAAGAAGGTCTCGCAGATGTCGCTTTACGACCGCTGGCGCCGGCAGAACACCCGCAGCACGAGCGTCTCGCGCAAGTTCGCCGCTGTGAGCCCTGGCGATGGCGTGACCATCGAATACCCGCGCGGCACGTTCAAGCTGTGGCTCGTCCTGTCGACCAACGACACGGGCGCGGTGTGCGAATGGAGCCTGTGCCCTGGCGATGCGGCCATCTTCACGCAAACGGCGATCGGCGCGACGGGCTACGTCAGCCAAGAGGTAGCACCGCTCGCCGCCCCGACTCAGGCGCAGATCCTCGACATGCCGATCATGCGCGACGAGGACAACAACGCCGGTCTCTATGTCGCGCTGGACAGCTACGGCGCAACGCCTGCCGATGCCGAGTTGCTGGTGGGTGACGACGACACCAATCTGCAAAGCCGCGGCACGGTGTCGGCTTCCGCTCCGATCGGGTTCACTGAAACGTCGCTGCCTGCCGCCGTGTCCGGGGTGGTCGATGAGACCAACCTGCTGACCGTCAACCTCGGCGATGACGTGTTCGCAAGCTGCACGCGCGATGTGCTGCTGTCCGGTGGGGGCGAGTATTGGGCCTACGGAGCTCCCGGCCGGTGGGAGATCGGCGCCTCTGCGGTCGGCAACAGCCTGGGCAGCGGCCGGTACACCCTCTCGCGCCACCTTCGTGGCCTGTTCGGGACCGAGCGGTACACCGGAACACATGCGGTCGGCGACACCTTCGTCCTGCTACGCATCGTCGGCATGTTGCGCCCGAGCATGTCGGCCGGCGAGATTGGACAGATCAAGCAATACCGCGCAGTCACCAAGGGGCGCAGCCCGGATTCCGCGACCTCGCAGGCATACGCGAACACGGGCGAGGGCTTGGTGCCATTGAGCCCGATCAACTTGCGCCGCACCGATGCGAACGACTTCACGGTGGACCGCCGCTCGCGCCTGGCGATGAACAACAGCACCGGCACGCTGCCGCTCGGTGAAGCGGCCGAGGCTTGGTCGTGGGAGTTCTACACCTCGGGCGCCTACACCACACGCGTCGGCGTCGTGCTGACCACGACGGCCACGGTCACCGCAGCGCAGCAGACCGCGATCGGCGTTACCCCATCGGCCACGGCCTTCGTGAAGGTCCGACAAATCAGCGACACGGCCGGCGCAGGCCACGAACTACAGGCAACAGCATGAGCACCACAGCACTTCAAGCCATCGCAGCCGCGGCCAATTGGCATTTGCGCGTCAACGAGAACTTCGATTCCGTCTCGCCTTCTGGTCTGTATGGCCGGAACCCGGCGACGACGACCGGCCTCACCTGGGGCTATCTCGGCGGCAACTTCAACGGCGTTTCTGTTGCCAATGGCACGGTCGCTCTGACGGCGAGCAATACGAACTACGTCGTTGCCCACCGAACGACGGGCGTCGTGAGCGTAGCGACGACAACGACGAACTGGCTCAACACCGGCACCTATCTCCAGCTCTACCAGATCGTCGCCGGGGCCTCGACGGTCACGAGCTACGACGACAAGCGGCAGGCATTCGGTGCGGCCAGTGCGAGCGGGTCGGTATCGGGCGCTGACAAGCAGATCCAGTACAACGCTTCCGGCGCCTTCGGGGCCGAGGCGGGCTTCGAGTACGACTACAGCACCAACACCCTGACGGTCGACAAGATCACGCTCAACGGGTTGGCGCTCACTCTGGCATCGGCCACAGGCGGCGCAGGGTTCCGCCTCCCGCACGGTGCCGCGCCCACGTCGCCGACGAATGGCGATGTTTGGACGACGACGGCGGGCATGTATGCGCGCATCAACGGCTCGACGGTGGGTCCGTTCGCGCCGGCTGGTGGGTCGGTGGCGTGGGGCTCGATCACGGGCACGCTCTCCAGCCAGACCGACCTGCAGGCCGCTCTCGATGCGAAGGGCGCTGTCGGCATCCCTCAGAACAGCCAGAGCACTGCCTACACGCTGGTCCTCGCCGACGCCAATAAGCACATCCTCCACCCGAGCGCGGACACCACGGCGCGAACGATGACGATCCCGGCCAATGCGTCGGTAGCGTTCCCCATCGGCACGGCTGTGACCTTCGTCAATCAGGACTCAGCCGGCGTGATGAC